GGCACATGGAACTTCAGTAAAACCATGGGTCATATATCTGTCAATTAATTTAAAAACTCAATACATTAGGAAGTAAACACCGCAGTGGTTGGCCTTTCGGTTACAACATTTCCATAGGAGCTTTAAAGACAAAATAAATTTATATTAGACAACTAAAATGGACGGGTGGACATAAGGATTGATAAAAAGGATCACTTGAGCGCGCCTATGGCCTTGGCGCTGCTGACGGACTGGTGGATCTTGAACGGAACATTCAAGTCGCCGTAGAGCTTGGAGCCGCTCTCGGCCTTCATCTTCCCCTTGTCGTCAGTCTTAACCTTCTTGGGACTACGCTTCGCGCGCAAAGCCGCCGCATCCAAAAAGGCAGGGGGAGAGAGTGGGTAGTACAATGAGACGTCGTCACCCATAGACATATAGACGTCATAATACTCAGGAGGAGTAGGTGTGCCACCAGGATTGGCCGTAGAGACCAAATTGATCTGCCTGGGCTCCTCATAAGTGTGAGTTGGGAAATACTCCATAAACGCAGTGGGATACGAGTACGGAATGGTGAACTGCACTGTAGGCAAGTTCTGAGACCCAGCATTGTGGTAGAAGAGGCTCCCCGCTAAACCACGAGGTGCCTCATCAGTTGCAGCTGCAACTGTACCACCATCACGATTGTACACGTAAAAATTGGTGGTGTTAGACGCAACCGCGTTGGGATCCTTGCCTGGAACGAGGGCATAGGAAAGGGAGCCACTCCATCCAAGAAAGCCAGAAATCAGCGAAATCTTAGACGGAACGGCATCCGCTCGAGCGCCAGAAAGGCCCAAGGGGGCAGTGACAGGGCCACAACCATAGCTGACCAGGTGCGCATTATCCATACGCACAGCATAGTCCTCCAGCGTCTTACGCTTAAGGAGGTCTGTGAAGTTAGCAGCGACCTCAGAACTAGTGACGTTGCGAAACTCGATCTTAGACGCTGGGACAATAGGCTTGAACTCAGCTTCACGAAAGAGCTTGCGAACATCACACTGGTTCTCAAGGTACATGTGTGGCCCAAAGAACTCGAGAGTAGGGTCATCGAAGTCTGGGGCAAATGCGGGGTCAATGTCAATGGGGTCAGCGAACTGGGCATCATCCGACATAGAAGCAAAGATCCACAAGCCAGTCTTAATGGTGGCAGTACTGGGCATTGGGACCTCAATCTGGAACTGGACTCGGCCGTTGGTTTGAAACTCATCGGAAAAGTCTGTAGCGAAGGCTCCGCCAAGATTCCAGTAGGCTTGGCGGAGCCAGGTGACTTCAAAAGTGACAATGGTGTCACCATTGATGTCAACAATGATGCTTTGAGCATCGCCAAGCTCGTCAGGATTGACAACGCTGGGGTTCTCATTACTGGGGAGTGCCATGATACGCACTCGATGAGAGTTGGGTTGGGCGCAATGAAAATGCGCGGAGTAGCGCATGGATCCACGCCAACGCTTGTGGTGTAACGCAATCACTCCAGGAAAGCCAGGATGATACACGTTGGAATCATCAGTGAAAGTGTAACAAGGGGAGCAAGCGACGGTGTAGTACCAAGCATCTGGAAGGTCAGTGTTATCATATTCAACAAAACCAACGCCCTGAGGAATCTTGGCGAGATCCACCATGGAAGGCTGGGGGTTAGTCTCGGGCGTAAGCGGAGACTTGTTAGTGACATATGGAACAGCCTTAAGAGAGAGAGGGATAGCGTTGTCAACGCCATGAGCAGACGCACTATCAGGGACAGGGTTGATACTAATAATGCGAATGCTGGGTGCCAAATTGGTAGGTTTATCAAGAACAGATGAAACCAAAGGAGCGACCGAATCGACGAAACGAAAAACAGAGTCGATGGACTCACTTGCGGACTTGACACCATCGAGAAGACCAGATGAGGCTTTGGCAATGGCCTCAGATGACTGGTCCTCAAACTTGGCAGTGGAAGGGCTGCCAAAGAACTCCCTCTGAACATGAACGATGGCCCCAGTAGCCTTGTGGCTGGTGGCGGGGCGCTTAACCTTCTTGACTTGGGAAGTCGTGTAAGAGTTAACGTCAGGAGCGGCAAGCTCAGGGTTGAGAAACTGTGCGGTGACTGCAACAGTCATATCCGCAGGGGGAGTAGCAATCTCAACTTCGAGAGGAGTCATCACGTAAACGTTGATTGTGCCAACACCGCCACGTGGAAAGGACTGGCGCAAGTCATAGCAGGCGAAGTTGGAAGACCAAGGCATGTCGACTTGCACACTGCTTGAGGATGAAGCGGAGCAAATGGTGAGTGGGCCATTCAACCATTTCATGTACCCCATGCGCCAGTTGGGCGTGGTGGGGTCATAATTGGGAATGAACTGAATGGCAAGAGCGCCCTTATAGAAAATATTTCCATTGAGACGGAAGATTATACGAGCACCCATCTTAGCATACATGTTACGAGCAACACGATCAGTAATAGTGGGAAGATCAAGTATATCATCAGGAAACACGTAGGTCTTAAGCAGGGCACCATAAGCACCAGTTGTGCCATTCGCGTAAGGCCATGAAATTGTGGACATGGGGTACTCACGGAATAGTGCATCAATCTTGTCTGTGTTCTTGGTTGGAAAGGCCCGCAAGTTGGCCTTCGGCATCGAGGCCCAAATGTTCTTGGCCATGTCCGATTGCAGAAGACCCATGTCATCTTTGGCGCGAAGAATCGCGACTTGTCGCTCTTGGCCGCGGTCTTGGTCAGCGCGGTTAGAGGCGTCCACAGGTGCCGGAGCACTCTGGTCTTCAAGGAGATAAATGTGCTCTCCTGTGAAAAGGAAGACTGGGGTCGTCCAGGGTTGGAAAACATCCACATAAGAATCTTGCTCAGCACTCTGGTTCTGCAAATCAGTGCCAAAATGCGTGATACCAATCTGCGGTTGACAAGGGAAGTAGGGCGCAAGACCACGTCGATCATTGGCCTCTGCGTCAAGGACATCCCAATCCAGTGTGAGCGCGTGACAACCATTCAAGAGGAGCGATTTGTTCAAAGCTTTCTTGATAGTGTTGAAATTGTTGCGACCAAGTGGAACACACTCTCGCAACATGGCCTCAGCGACAACCTCAGAAGCTTGCTGGTGGGTCTCGCCTTTGCGAATAACCCAACAATGAATGTTGTTGAGGATGTCAAGGTCAAGGGGCCAGTGGGCAACATGGTCACGGAAGAAATAGTTGCGCGCAAGGAAACGCTGCTCCTCAGCAGTGGTGAAAGGGACGGGTGTGCCAAACTTGTTGGCAGGCTGGATGAAAGTACCAACCTCAGCCATGCCTTTCTCAAGAGCAAAGTAATCGAACTGAGGGAAAGGAGTAGGCATGTCATCAACACTGCCCATTCCGTCATCTCCATAAAAGAGGCACCAAGCATAACGCTCAAAGCTGTCATCTTCATAATTGGTCAGGAGATACTGGCGAAGTGAGGGGTTACGTTGGAGAAAGCGCTCCCAAGCAAAGTAGGTGCTCTTCTTAGCACGATCACTGTTGTTCTCAGAGGTGAGGTAATCGCCGCTGTTGTTACCAAAGAGCTTGTACAACAACCACTTCTTGTAACGGAGGTAGGTCTGGCGAGAAGCAGTGAAAATGGCACGACAAGCCTTTGGATCAATGTCGGGAGCAACGATCGCATTAAACTTGACAAGAGACTCCACCTGGTGGTACTGAATGCGCGAGGGCGCAGAATCATCAAAGGTGATAGCATCATAGTCAAATAAATGCGGATGGGCACCGAGATTATGATAAATCTTGGTGCCTTCAAAGGAGTTAAGATCAACCCCAACCGCAAAATTGTTGTCAATGCGGCCTGCAGTGATAGCGGCTTTGTAGTACATGCCATACATTCGCTCAAGAAGCTGGGCGGCAAAGGACTGACCACTGATCTTACGAGCCCGCTTAACGGCTTGCTCATCATTAATAGGGGTCATACACTTAGCCAAAGCCTCCTCATTGAGAGCTGTAATTGGACGAAGCTCCTCTTTGGGTTGGATGTCAAAGAAGGTAACAGGAACGATACCTTGCTTGATGAGATTGTGCATCTCAAGAACAATGCGCACGGTCTCGGGCTTAAGTGTACGATAGCCTTTGTCATCAATGTCAACCCATTCATGTTTTCCAGGCCCAGTGTTTTTGGCAGCCGGGTGGAAACCGGCGGAAGTATTCATCACCATAGGCTGGATGCCTAACTCAGGGATGCCATTGAGGGCTTGCTCGTAGGTGGGCATTGGGAGACGAGTCTTGAACCTCGGAGGCAAGCTGGCAATGAGCTGGTTATCAACCTTCTCGGAAACCTTGGCAAAAAGGGCATCAACCTCAGGACTTAGAATAAAGTCATTGGTTGGAACCTTGAAGAAAATGTTGTCAGGTTTATGGGTTGGGGATGGTGCAGTTGTGGATGGGCCAAACGTGTAAGGCTTACCAGTGACTGGGTTAGTAATGGTAACACCATGTAGCGCATCATAAATCAACGATTGCTCAATGCGGTTCTTGGTGTTAACATGATGGGACATCTTAGGCGGAAGAACCCCAACACAAGGGAGGTGAGTGAACTCAGCACCACCCTCATAGGGTTTCATGTCAGGAATGACCTCTTCAAGTGTCTGATTGACAAGACCACTCACAACGCCAGCAGGCAAGGCATCGCGAAAGCGCTCGCCTGCCTGTTTGCTGAAACCACATGCGGCAGCTTCAAGCTTGTTCTTGTCTCCAGAAGTGTGGAAGGCAAAAAAGAACTGTCCTCCATTGGAGATGTGGGTGTTGGTGTGAGCCCAAACTTGACCACAATCACCTGGATTGGTTGCCAATGGAACACGGCAAGCAAAACCTTGGTAGGTACCAGTTGGAGTGGTGTAATAGTTATAGGACTGGACATCACCAAGGGCATGACGGAAACAAGGGGTGTTGGGCTTTGGAATTGGCTTCTCAGGCTCAAACTCATAGTCACCATGGGACACCATGAAGCAACCAACGAGGCGCTTTGGGTCGACAGTCTCATCAACCCAATAGTCAAGGGTCGCTTCGGCAGAAGGAAGGTTCTTTGGGAAGACAACATAAGCGATGTCTGTCTTGATCGCCTTGATGTACTGAACAGCAGAAATGTCCTGGAAATCCTTGATAGCAGAGCGCTTAATCAATGGATAGCGAGAAGCAATGAGGCCGCCCAAATGAATGTGGGTGGCAGCTTCAGTGAAGGCATGGCCAACAGTGACACCAAGATTCGCAAAGAAGCGGTGGATCCAGAACTTCTGACTCTTGCCAGTGCTTTGGACAACAGTGGCATGGACATCAGCCTTCTCACACTTCTTCAAGAGGAAATCTGTAGGCTGATTGTACTCAGCACTTTGATCCTTATAAAGGGGCTTGAAAGGGTCTTTGATCTCAACCTTCTGCTTCTTTGATTTCTCGATATCCTGAGAGTACTTGGTTTGGTCAACCATGTTGGAACCCTGGTACTTGTCCCAGACGTAGCTGACTGCACGACTTATAGCATAAGCAGCAAGCGCATAGACAGCAGCGTTCATGAGATAGTGCATGATCATATGGATCTTGGATTCATGCTCAGTGCCAACCAGGGGTCCCATGTGCGCAGCAATAGTCTGATGGTAGACCTGAGTCTTACCTTCGTGAGCTGCGGCCCACACGGCAAAAGCAGCATACTTGCCAGTGATAGCATCAGGATGGAAAGCAGCGCAAGGAGAAATGCCGTGAAGGTAGCAATAATGCCCAAC